CTAGGAGGCCCGGTGATGAAGCAGAGACTCGAGGTGCTTTCTTGAGGTGTTAAGATTGGTTTTGTTACCTCTCTTAAATCAAAAGAAGATCTTCTGATTCGGAAACTGGTTTCTTTCCCTGATAAGGAAACGAAACAGCGTATAGTAGCTTTGGGCGATTACTGGTCTCAGACCTGTCTTCGTCCCTGGCATCTATACCTTTTCCGGGTTTTGAAGAAAATCTCTCAAGATTGCACTTTTGATCAGTGCCTCTTTAAGGAGAAGGTGAAATTCGATCGGGTTTCCTACAGTGTGGACTTATCATCCGCAACTGACAGATTCCCAGTCGAACTAACCGTTATACTCCTTAAAGGGCTCCTACCTTCATCAAAGGTTGATACCTGAAGAAAAGTTCTTTGTGGGTACCCATTTCGGTGGGCTCCACAGGGTTCTAATCCTCAGGATCTTCTGTACACTGTGGGAACTCCCATGGGCCTTTACGGCTCATGGGCTTCCTTCGCGGTAACACATCACTATATTATGTATTACCTGTGTCAGAAGTTAAATATCAACTGGAAGGAAGCGCATGCGCTTCTAGGAGATGATATAGTCATCTCAGATGAAAGATTAGGAGAAGCCTATTTGGGTTTCTTGAAGGAAATTGACGTCGAGTGATCGGCGCCAAAGACTTTCATATCTCCTCACATTATTGAATTTGCTAAGCGCATACTCTTTAATGGTGTAGAGATTTCACCCTTCCCTGTCGGCGGTCTTCTAACCGCGTTGAAGCGTAGGTGATACCTACTATTCGACGTGCTAGAAGTCGCTCGGCAGAAAGGCTGAGTAACTCAAATAAGTACACATTCGGAGGTTCTCCGGCTTGTGAAACATTATCACGATATCCCCAAGCGAAAGCTAGGGAGACTCGCGGTAAAGTTTCACATCTTTGAATTGACTAAGCAATTAGTCAAATCACCCGAGGACGTTGAAGAACTTTTGACAGAGTTCCTCAAGGTCCTAGGTCTGATGCACGCCCAGTGAAGTTTGCAATTAGGTAAAACCTTCATGTCAAACTGCGCTGTGGAGTGTTTCAATGAGGCCGATCCAAACACTGTACGTTCGAAGAATAGCAAGCCCCTAGGGGATCTTGCTGTTAATCTAACGACACAGATATTGGGTCTGCCAGCCGAAGATTCTAAGTATTCTTTCACGCTTGTAGAGTCATCTCCACTGTTATACGCCTACGGGCTTATGACAGAGAGATACTCTGCGTTAATGCTGGAACGGAGACGTTGAAGAGAAGATCCTCAACATCTCTGATCCACATCATTAACAGCGTGGGCTTTACCTTGAGACGATGAACGTTTTGTGGAATCACAAAACGATACATTGTCTAGGGCCGCCAACAGACTTTCAAAGAAGATTACGTATAAGCTGTCAAACTTATACTACCGGGTAACACCGGCAGGTAAGTTTCCCATTGTGGAGAATTATCCACGTGGGGAACCCTAAGGTTGGAATCTTAGGTCTTCTTGAAACTAGTCTGCTTCAACTTAGGGTGTGTACCGAAGCACACCAGGCTCAG